TTAATGCTGAGGGTCAACCAATTACTAAACCTTTGTGGGAATTTGAAAAAGAACTTCGCAGAGATGAACGTTGGAGATATACAAAGAACGCACAACAAGACTTAATGGGAACGGCTCGTAAGGTTTTGTCTGACTTTGGATTGGTATATTAATGGCTGAAAAAAAACCGACTAGACAAGAATATCTTAATCAACGTCTTGCAGAAGCTAAAAAAGTAGATCCTAATGTTTCTGTTAAAATTCCTAAAAATCCTACTTCTGCACAATTAAAAACACTTGATGCTCAACTTAATAAAGTTATTTATCCTTCCGGTGTTTATGGCGTAACTGGTGCTGCTGCAGGTACTACTCCTCAAATTTCTGCTGAAGAAGCAGCAAGACGTGCAGCACAAGAAGTTGAAGCTGCTCGCCTTCAAGCACAACGTGTTGACTGGACTGAACAATTAAGTCTTCTATTTAAAAACTATGGTCTTGAGTCATTAGCCCCATTAATTAAACAATATGTTCAAGATGGTTATTCAGCTGATACCGTAACACTTAAACTTCAAGATGCACCAGAATATCAAAAAAGATTTGCTGGTAATGAATCACGTAAAAAAGCAGGTTTACCTGTTTTATCACCTGCTGAATATCTTGCAACAGAATCAGCATACAAACAAATTATGAGAACTGCTGGATTACCAGAAGGTTTCTATGATAGTTCTGATGATTTTAGTGGTTTTATTGGTGTGGATGTTTCCCCTTCAGAACTTAAATCACGCGTAGATGCAGCATCTTTGTCATTAGAAGGATCAGATCCTTACTACAAAGAATCATTACAAAGTATGTATGGTTTGTCATCTGGTGATATGTTGGCTTATACCCTTGACCCACAACGTTCATTACCGTTTATTAACAAGCGTGTTCAAGCAGCCCAATTTGGTGCAGCAGCACGTAGACAAGGTTTAGATGTTGGTACATCAACTGCTGAACAATATGCAGGTATGGGTGTAACTAGACAACAAGCAGAACAAGGTTTCCAAGCTGTTGCACAAATCACTCCAGCTGCTGAAAGACTTTCACAAATTTATGGCAGAGAACAAGCATACGGTCAAGAACAAGCTATTGCTGAAGCCTTTGGCGGACCTATGAGCGCTGAAGCAGCAACAAGACGTAAAAGACTTACTGAAATGGAACAAGCCACATTTGGTGGAAGATCTGGTACTGCGAGAGGTTCCTTAACACAAGGAACACAAGGCCAGTTTTAAAGACCTGCTAAGCGCACCGGCACTTAGAAGCGTAACCGAAGCCCGGTAGTAATAGCCATCACAGATTCCCCTGTTTGTGTATGTGGATTACGACAACTTAATGAAAGGGAGTGGCTGCAATGGCCAACCAATACGAATACGAAGACGAATACGAAGAACAAGATAACGGCCCAGCCGAACTTCGCAAAGCACTAAAGAAAGCACAAAAGGAAAGAGAAGCCATTGAGGCTGAACTTAACCAAATGCGTTCTGAGATGCGTTCTCGTTCCGTCAAAGATGTATTGGCCTCAAAAGGTGTATCAGATAAACTAGCGAAACTTATTCCTGGTGATGTGAACACACCTGAACAGATTGATGCTTGGTTAAACGAATACAGTGATGTATTCGGTATTCAACCTGCAGAGTCTGCTCAACCTGCCGTTGATGAGGAAACAATCAACGCTAATCAACGAATCAATAATGTTACTTCAACAGCACAAAACCCTTCAGGTGAGCAAACGCAACACCAAAAGGTTATGTCTGCGAAGACAAAAGATGAACTTGATCAGCTGTTGTTTGGTCAATCTCTCGGTAGATAACCGCAACTACTATCAACCTTGAAAGAAGGTGAACAACTATGGCAAATGCATATACAGACACAAGCACCTCGTCCCTCGGAACTTCCTTGGTACAGACCGCTTATGACCGCTATGTTGAATTTGCATTACGTGCTATGCCACTTATCCGCGATGTTGCAGATAAGCGTCCAGCACAACAAGCAATGCCAGGTTCATCTGTCGTATTCCAATTATACACAGATCTATCTGCAGTAACAGGAACATTAACTGAAACTACTGATCCTGATTCAGTTGCTTTAGGAAACACAAGCAACGTAACCGTAACTCTAAACGAATACGGTAACGCTGCAATTGCTACACGTAAATTAGAACTGTTCTCATTGTCTGATGTTGATCCAGCAATTGCTGACATCATCGCATTCAATATGGCAGATTCTATTGACGGATTTGCACAAACAGTGCTACGTCAAGGTTCAAACGTAATTTACTCAGGTGGTGGATCAACAACTACTGGTGTTACCGGTGGTACTGCTTCACAAATCACTTCAGCAAATATCCGTAAGGCTATTGCTAAATTACGTGCAAACAAAGCTGTTCCACGTGTTGGTGAACTATACTGGGTTGGAATACATCCAGAAGTTTCACACGACTTACGTGCAGAAACAGGCGCAGGTGGATGGCGCGAAGCACACGTTTACAACGAATCAGGTGCTGGCAACCTATGGCCAGGATCTATCGGTGTATACGAAGGTGCAATGTTCGTAGAATCCCCACGTATGTACAACGCTACAGACGGTGGCTCAAGCGCACGTGTATTCCGCACAATCCTTGCTGGAAAGCAAGCATTGGCTGAAGCAGTTGCTGAAGAACCACACGTAGTGATTGGTCCTGTGACCGATAAGTTAATGCGTTTCCGTCCAATCGGATGGTACGGCGTTCTTGGATTTGCTCGCTACCGCGAAGCAGCCTTGTATCGCATTGAGTCAACCTCAAGCATCAACAACGCCTAGTTTTAGGCAAAATTGTGACCCCCATCTTCGGGTGGGGGTTACACCTTAAGGAGAACAATGGCATATTATTTCACACCACCTACTGTTGCTGAAGGCCCTGCTGGTATGGGTGCATTGTTTTACCGTTATAAGTTGAATAGGGCTAATAGTATTTTACAAAGAACTGATGGTTCTTATTATAGTATTCGTACACCAAGCGTTGATGAAACACAATCCGCTTTGTACTATTATCCGGGCGGTCACGCCACTTTGATTTCTGATTCTGAACGCACAAGTTTAATTGCTGCCGGTTACGGCGCTTACATTACAGAGGAATAAATGACACCAGGTAGATATAATATGAAGTGTTATCAAGGGTCCACGTTTACCCTTGCACCGCAGTGGAAAATTGATGGAACATATGTTGATGTTACTGGTTACACTGCTAATATGGTTGTTCGTAATTCCCCAACTTCTTCCACATCTATTATTACTTTAAGTAGCAGCAATGGTCGTATCACTGTTGGTACAACTAATGGTAAGTTTACTTTAAGTATTACTGCTGCTGATACTACAGCATTGGCTGCTGGTCAATATGTTTATGACCTTGAAGTTACTGCCCCTGATTCTACTGTAACTCGTTTACTTGAAGGTGGCTTCACTGTTTATGAAGGGGTAACTTCTTAATGTCAACAGTTTTTTCTACAGCAGTTGTTGAAATTCCGGTTACTACTACTGTTCTTAATGTTGAGTCAACCCAAACTGAAATTGTTGAACTTGGTCTTATAGGTCCTCAAGGTATTACTGGTGCTGTTGGTAGCACTGGTGCTACTGGCGCTACAGGAGTTACTGGACCTACAGGTCCTACCGGTTCTACCGGTGATACTGGTTCTACTGGTCCTACCGGTTCTACAGGTTCTACAGGGGCTACGGGTTCTACCGGTCCAACTGGTGCTGACTCTACTGTTGCTGGCCCAACCGGTCCTACCGGTGCCACAGGAGCCACGGGTGAAACGGGTGCTACAGGTGTTCAAGGTGTTCAAGGCGTTACTGGTCCTACAGGTTCAATTGGTAATACTGGTGCTACGGGAGCAACTGGGGTTACTGGCAATACGGGTCCTACCGGTCCGCAAGGTGATGTGGGCGCTACTGGTCCGATTGGTGCAACTGGACCGACAGGTGCAACAGGTCAAACTGGAGCAACAGGTTCTACTGGACCTACTGGCCCAACGGGTGAAACAGGTCCGCAAGGCATTCAAGGTGTAACAGGTTCCACAGGTGCCACTGGTCCTACTGGACCACAAGGTATTCAGGGTGTAACTGGGGCAACCGGTGAAACAGGACCTACAGGTCCACAAGGTTTACAAGGTAACACAGGACCAACTGGTCCAACAGGAGCAGATTCAACTGTTCCAGGTCCTACAGGGCCAACGGGTGCTACTGGTGAATCTATTACAGGTCCAACAGGACCTACGGGTGTAACAGGCGCAACAGGCGCAACTGGTGCTACTGGTGCTGGTTCTGATGCTTTTCCTGTAGCATTATTCCTTGGCGGAATGTAACAAAACAACATATTGGGGACGATATGAAACAAATAAAAATCTGTGCATACACGATTGCTTTGAATGAAGAGAAGCACGTGATGCGTTGGCTTGAAGGAACTAAGGACGCTGACCTTAGGGTTGTTGCTGATACTGGTTCAACAGATAAAACTGTTGCATTGTTACAGGCTGCACCTAATGTTATTGTTCATAAGATAAGTGTTAAACCTTTTAGGTTTGATGATGCCCGCAACGCAGCCCTTGCTTTAATACCTGATGATATTGATGTGTGTTTATCACTTGATATGGATGAAGTACCTGAATCAGATTTCTTTCATACCATTAGACAAACTTGGGAACCTGACACTGGTCGTGGTTGGGTGTGGTGGTCTACTGGTAACAAGTGGCGTAACAATAATAGGTTACACGCACGTCACGGATACAGGTGGATTAAACCTTGTCACGAAGTAACTTTTCGTTATGCTGAGGGTGAAGAGAAAACCTTAGAGTATGATTTGACAGTGTTTCATAAACCTGATGACACTAAGGCTAGAACTTATTATTTGCCTATGCTTGAGGCTGCTGTGCACGAAGACCCACGTGATGCACGTATGTGGGCTTATCTGACACGTGAATACTTTTTTCATAAAAAGTGGGACAAAGTTATTGAGACTGCTTTTGCAACATTGAATGCTGGTGGTTGGTATGTTGAACGCTCAGCCGTGTGCAGGGCCGCTGGTCAGGCTTCACAGGAACTTGGTAATAACGAGAATGCTTTGAAATGGTTTCAACGAGCCATTAAAGAAAACCCTACAGAACTTGAACCTTGGTTTAGTTTTGCACAGTTTTCTTACACTGTTGGTAACTGGCAAGGTTGTTGGGATGCTGCAAGTAAAGTTTTTGAACTTGAACCATCATCACATTATTTGAATGACCAGTCTATTTGGGATTGGCGTTGCTACGATTTGTTATCTGTGTCTGGTTGGCAACTTGGTAAAAAAGATGAGTCTTTAAAGTACGCAAAGATGGCTGTTGAGGCTAACCCAAAGGACGGGCGCTTACAAGATAACTTGAAGTGGTTGGAGGAAAACTATGTCTCTTCATCAGTTGAGAACGCATCCTGAGTTTGTTGAAGGATGTTTTGGTTGCAAGGCTGCAACGTTAGAACTGCATCCTGGTGATGCTGCACATATGCGTGAGGTCCCAAAACGTAAATGGGATGCTGAGTTGAACGCTTATGCTGATGCAAGAAGACAAGGTATTCAACCTGCCGGAACTTCTATGAAGGCAGTGAAGGATGCTGTTACTGCTAGTGAGAATCTTGGTAAACCTTACAATGGGGAGAAGATGGCCCCGGCGCACAGGCTTGCTAATAAAAAGGTAGCGAAGGCTATGAACAAGATGGGAATATAATATGTGTTACGAATGTGGTTGTTACGGTGCTGTTAACCCTTACGGTGTTGGTGGTTCCGCTGTTGGTAAACCTGCTAAGGCAACTGATAAAACTCCTGCCCGCAGACCTCAACCAAAGTATGTTGAAGTTGGGGAATACAAGAACGAACCAAAGGATAAAGAATAATGAAGAAGACTAAAGCGCAAGCCAAAATCTCTAAGGTTATGAAAGAATTTAAAAAAGGTGAACTGAACATTGGTAAGTCACCTAAGAAAGTTAAGTCTAAGAAACAAGCAATCGCTATTGCTTTGTCTCAGGCTGGTAAGAGTAAGAAGAAATAGATGGCTAAATCTGCTGCTTGGCAACGTAAAGAAGGCAAGAACCCTAAAGGTGGGTTGAATGCTAAAGGTCGTGCTAGTGCTAAGGCACAAGGTATGAATCTTAAACCTCCTGTCAAAGCGGCAGAGGCCAAAAAATCACCAAAGGCTGCTGGTAGACGTAAGTCTTTCTGTGGTCGTATGTGTGGTATGAAGTCTAAGTTGACTTCCGCTAAAACTGCTAGAGACCCTAATTCACGTATCAACAAGTCGTTGCGTGCGTGGGATTGTAGTTGTGGATGAAAAAGAAACCTGTTTGGGATACTAAGAATCCTAAAAAGAAATCAACCAAGTTAACTGATAGTCAGAAGGCTGCTGCTAAGGCACGTGCTAAGGCTGCTGGTCGTCCTTATCCTAATTTGATTGACAATATGGCTGTTGCGAGAAAGAAGAAATAATGACTTATGGTTTTGCTGGCTCAACGCTAGTTGATGAATTAAATCGTCTTGCTAATGGTGGTGCATCTTATCCTAATCGTGATGTGTACCAAGAAGCAGCAGGTGCTGCTAACAAATGGGCTGGCACAACCGGGTTAGATTTACTTGGTGCACTTAATAAGAAAGCACAAGCAGGTCGTAGTGCTGCTGACTATAAAGGTTTAAATGCTGTATGTAATGAACTTGCAGGAACAACTGGCCTTGAGGCCATTCCTGCTCTAAGAGAGGTTGCTTCCTAATGCCATCATTTTCTGATTTGGTTGACGATACACTTATTGCCCTATCTGGGTATACTCAACGTCAAGACCAAGCAACCTATTTAACTGCTGCTATGACAGATTCACAAACAACACTTGTTGTTGCTGATGCTTCAACACTTTCACGTGGTTTGATTGAAGTTGGGGATGAACTAATGTGGGTTGATTCTTTTGACCGTGCAACATCCACTGCTACTCTTGCACCTTATGGTCGTGGGTTTCGTTCCACACAAAAAGCACCACATAACATTGGTGACAGAGTAACTATCTCACCATCTTTTCCTAAAGATATTATTCGTAAACAATTGAACAACTCTGTGTCTGGTGTGTTCCCTGACATTTTTGGTGTGTATTACACAACTTTTAGTTTTATCTCAAGCCAAAACACTTATGAACTACCAAGTGAGGCTGATGAAATTTTGCAAGTGATGTGGCAAACAACTGGTCCAACACAAGAATGGTTGCCTGTCAGACAATATTCTATAAACAAAAACGCCTATGTTGGTACTTTTAATACTGGTAAAACTATTTCAGTGTATGATGGTATTGTTCCAGGTCGCACTGTTCACGTGGTTTATTCACGTCAACCACAAGAGATGCTTCTTGCATCTGATGATTTTGAAGATGTAACTTTGTTACCAAGTTATGCTAAAGAACCTGTTGTTTTAGGTGCAGCGTATCGTATGGCTTCATTTATGGATGTTGGTCGTTTACCTTCACAAGCAGCAGAAGTGGACCAAATTGACCAACAATCTCCGGTTGGTTCCGGTGGAACTGTTACAAGAGCATTGTTCCAGTTATATCAGCAAAGACTTTCTGTTGCTTCTAAAAGACAACAAGAAGATTTCCCAATTCGTATAAGGTATGGAAGGTAGTCAATGCCAGTTAATCGTTATTATTCGTCTACAGCGGTAGACACTACTTTGACAGGTAGCATTAATGCTTCTGCCACAAGTATCACTGTTGCTTCAGTTTCAGGGTTCCCAACATCATACCCTTACACTCTTGCCCTTGACTATGACAATGCTTCTGAGGAACTTGTTAACGTCACAGCAGCATCAGGTACAACTCTTACTATTGTGCGTGCACAAGATGGCACTACTGGTGTTTCTCACGATGCTGGTGCTGCTGTTAAGCACGTTATCTCTGGTCGCGATTTACGTGAACCACAAGAACACATTGCAGCATCTGCTGGTGTTCACGGTGTTACTGGTTCTGTGGTTGGCACAACTGATACACAAACTCTTACTAACAAAACTTTAACTACACCAACTATTGCATCGTTTGCTAATGCTGCACATACTCACGCTGATTCTGCAGGTGGTGGACCTTTGAGTGTTTCTTTGAACACACAAACAGGTACAGCGTACACAACTGTTTTAGCGGATGCTAACAAACTGTTAACTTTGGACAGCACTGGTATTACTGTGACTATTCCTGCTGCTTCAGGTGTGGCTTACCCAACGGGTTCACAGATTCATTTGTACCAATCAGGTACAGGTCAGGTAACTATTGTTGGTGACACAGGTGTGACTGTTAATTCTTCTAATGGTTTGAAAACACGTGCCCAGTATTCTGTTACAACTGTTATTAAAGTTGGCGTAAATTCTTGGGTTCTGATTGGAGATACACAAATATAATGGCAACCGTATATAAGGTCCTTGGACAATCAGCACCTAGTGCTGCTACAGCAACAACGCTTTATACTGTACCATCAGCAACTGACACTATTGTTTCAACAATAAATGTTGCAAACATTGGTGCTAACCAGGACACGATTCGTATTGCGATTCGTCCTGCTGGTGCAACTTTGGCTAACCAACATTATATTGCTTTCGGTGTTCCGTTGGCTTCTGGTGCTGTGTTAACTCTTACTATTGGTGCAACATTGGATACTACTGATGTTGTTACTGTTTATTCAACTACTGGAACTTCTTCCTTTAGTGCGTTCGGAAGCGAGATAAGTTAATGGCTGTAACGATTATTGGTGGGGCAGCGTCTGCTTCTTCCCTTTTAACAACTAATGCACAGACTGGTACAACTTACACGTTGGCTTTGACTGATGCTAATAATACTATGGTGGAGTTGAGTAATGCTTCTGCTATTACTGTTACTGTGCCTCTTAATTCTTCTGTTGCTTTTCCTGTTGGTTCTCAGGTTCATTTGTTACAGACTGGTGCTGGTCAGGTTACTGTGGCTGGTGCTTCTGGGGTTACTGTTAATGCGACTCCTGGTTTGAAGTTTCGTGCTCAGTGGTCTGGTGCTTCGTTGATTAAGCGTGCTACTGATACTTGGGTTCTTGTTGGGGATGTGAGTGTCTGATGCCTATTTTTGGTATTACTGCTTCGTCTAATATGTCAACTAAGTTGACTGATTTTTATCAGATTGCTACAACTACTGCTACTGGTTCAACTGCTGATGTAACCTTTTCTAGTATTCCGCAAGATTATACACATTTGCAATTAAGAATGATTATTAAAGGTCATACAGGAAATACTAACAATACTCAAATTAGATTTAATTCTGATACTGCATCAAATTATTCTTGGCATTATGTTCGTGGTACTGGTTCTGCTGCAAATTCATCTGCTGGTTCTACTCAATCAGGTATGCAAATTGGTAATCATCCATCAACTGCTGTTGCTAGTGCTTTTGCTGTTTTTGTTGTTGATATTTTAGATTACAAAGATACTAATAAATTTAAAACTATTAGAAGTTTAAGTGGTTATGATTTAAATAATACTGATGGTGTTGTTGCTTTATTTTCAGGTAATTGGCGTTCAACTTCTGCTGTTTCAACTATTCGTATTTTTCCTGGTGCTGATTCTTTTGGTCAGTATTCTTCTTTTCAACTCTACGGAATTAAGGCGTAAACTATGGCTGCAACGTACACACCGATAGCATCAATAACACTAGGGGCTGCTTCTACTTCTGTTATTTTTAATAATATTCCACAAACGTACACAGATTTAGTTCTTGTTGTTAATGGTAAAATTGAATCAACTGCAATAAATGCACAAGTAAGATTAAACTCTGATAGTGGAACAAATTATTCTTACACCGACTTAAGTGGTACAGGTTCTGTTGCTGCTTCAAGTAGAGAAACAAGTAACACATATATAAGACTTGGTACTAATGGTTATGTTGATACTACATTTGGTTTTAATTGTGTTGCACATTTTATGAATTATTCAAATACAACAACATATAAAACAGTTCTTTCTCGTTCTAATAACGCTAATAATGGTGTTTCTTTAGTTGCTGCTTTATGGCGTTCTACTGCTGCTATTACATCAATTAATTTTTATAATGGTAATTATTCTGTTGGTTCAACTTTTAATCTCTACGGTATTTTAGGAGCGAATGCGTAATGGCTAATACTTTTAAGAAGATTCAAACTGTTACTGTTGGTAGTGGTGGTGCATCAACAATAGAGTTCACCAGTATTCCTCAAACGTATACTGATTTAAAACTTGTTTTATCTGTTAGAAATAGTGTTGATTCTGCTGATGGTATTATTGAATTTAATGGTTCAACAACAAGTGCAAGTAGCAAAATGGTTGTTGGAGACGGTTCAAATGTTGCAAGTTATACAGATACTGCAAATTATTTTGCAGTGAGTCGTTCATCTTATACCGCATCAGTTTTTGGAAACGTGGAAATATATATACCTAATTATACTTCTGCTAACTATAAATCATTATCAATAGATTCTGCACCAGAAAATAATGCAACAGCAACAAGTTTAAGAATAACTGCTGGTTTGTGGTCTAATACTGCTGCAATTACTTCAATAAAGTTAACTCCTGGTGGTAGTACACCTACCTGGGTTCAGTATTCTACTGCTACTTTGTACGGAATAGCAAACGTGCCAGCAGCAGGAAACGCTAAAGCAACAGGTGGAATCATTACTTATGATGATACTTATGTGTATCATTCTTTCCCTTGGTCTGGAACATTCACACCGTTAAGTAACCTCACTGCTGATTACCTTGTAGTCGCAGGCGGAGGCGGAGGAGGTGGAGACCAAGGTGGTGGTGGTGGTGCAGGCGGTTTACGTTGCACAGTCGGAGCCACAGGTGGCGGAGGTTCACTTGAATCTGCTTTAAGTTTAACTGCTAACACAGGTTACACAGTAACTGTTGGTGCTGGTGGTGCTGGCGCATCAGGTGCAAATAAAGGCTCTAATGGTGCTAATTCTGTTTTTAGTTCAATAACTTCCACAGGTGGTGGAGGTGGTGGTTATTATGGTTCTCCTAATGGATTTGCTGGTAACTCTGGCGGTTCAGGTGGTGGCGGTGGTAACGCTGAAAATGGAACAGCAGGTGCAGGTGGTGCTGGAACAGCCAATCAAGGTTATGCTGGCGGTGCTGGCGGTAATCGTGCAGGTGGTGGAACTTATCCAACATCAGGCGGTGGTGGTGGTGCAGGTGCTATTGGACAAGATGGTGCTAAAAGTACAGATTCTGCTGATGGCGGTATAGGTGTTGCTACAACCATTTCTGGTTCATCTACTTATTACGCTGGCGGTGGAGGCGGTTGGATTTCTAGCGTTCCTTACACTGGTGCAGGTATTGGTGGTTCAGGTGGTGGAGCAGATGGTAAGAGCACTGGCACAGGAAATAATGGAACTGTAAACACTGGTGGTGGTGGTGGTGGAACTAATGCTGCAACTAGCGGTTCTGGTGGTTCAGGAATTGTGATTGTGAGGTATGCAAGATAATATGGCACACTTTGCCGAAATAGATGAAAACAACATTGTTACACAAGTACTTGTAGTAGACAATGCACAAGAACACAGAGGACAAGAGTTCCTAGCCAACGACCTTGGTCTTGGCGGAACTTGGGTACAAACCTCATACAACGGTAACATTCGCAAAAACTATGCAGGCATAGGTTACACCTATGACACTGTACGTGATGCGTTTATTGCCCCAAAACCATTTGACTCTTGGCTTCTTGACGAAGACACCTGTCAATGGTATCCCCCAACCCCATACCCAACAGATGACAAAAACTATGTGTGGGATGAAGAACAACTAAACTGGAAAGAGATAAAAGATGGCAACTAAACTTGTAGTCAACTGTGCCACAGGTGCAGTAGAAGAAATAGAACTAACAGCACAAGAACTAGCACAACGCGACCAAGATGCTGCAGCCTATGCTGAACAAAAAGCAGCAGAAGAAGCAGCCAAGGCTGAACAAGATGCAGCAAAAGAAGCAGGAAAGGCTAAACTTGCAGCACTCGGATTATCCGATGCTGAAATAGAAGCGTTGGTAAAATAATGACATTACAAGTAATCAAAGATGTAATTCTAAGAAGCCTAGCATTATTTATTTCTTTTGCTCTACCTTCTGTAGGTGTTGGTGCATTTGCTGGTGTTGAACCAGTTAAAGCAGCAGCCATCGCTGGAGGCCTTGCAGTTGCAGGTGTTGTTACAGACCTTGCTAAAGCATTTTTAAAAGATGGTGAACTTAGCCAAGCAGAAGTTGATGAAGTATTTAAGAAAGCATCTAAAGGTAAAGGCGGCAAGTAATTGGGTTTACCTATTGCTAACGGTAAAATAACCACACCTTACGGTAAAGAAGGTAAGATGTGGAAATCTGGAAAACACACTGGTGTGGACTTTGCTGTACCAACAGGTACTGACATTGTTGCTGCCTGTGATGGTGTAGTTCAAGGCAACAACTGGGGTGCGGCCTACGGTAAACAAGTTATTGTTAAGGCCAATATCAATGGTAAAGACCTTTGGATGATATATGCTCACTGTTCAGAAACTTTTGTTAAGGCTGGAGCCAAGGTTAAAAAAGGTCAACATATTGCTGAATCTGGGAATACTGGTAACTCAAGTGGTCCTCATCTTCATTTTGAAGTAAGAGACGGTGCACGCTGGTCTGCTTCTAAAGATGTTGACCCTAAAGATATTTTAGCAGCATAGATTGTTTCGCAGATTCTCTGCGATAATAGCGATTGTTGTTTTAACAACTCTTATCGCACGACCATCATACTCTGATGATGTAACAATTAACCTAGATAACACAACACCTTTCGTGGATGTGCCGGTAACTATCACTGAACCAGTTGATGCAACTGTGTCAACTGTTACTGGTACACCGCAAACCAATCCTGGGTTCATTGATTCTTGGATTGAAATTTGGCAGGGTGCTGTTAGGCTTGCTTATAATGATGATGGTGCACATAGTGCAACAAACATTTTGGCATCTATTATTACTATGCCTTTAACGGCTGGTGAATACTTTATTCGCGCAACATCATATGCTTATATGTGTTGCAATCAATATCCTACTGGGTCTTATTTGTTGTCTACAAACTTAACAGTAAGTACGCCAAGCCCATCACCGACAGTGACAGAGCCGACACCAGAGCCAAGCCCTTCGCCAACTGAAAGTCTGACACCTACTCCAAGCCCATCTGAGACTTCAAGTGTGCAACCAACTCCTGAGCCTTCTCCGACTCCTTCAGAGACTCAGTCACAACCAGAGAATCTTCCCGGTCAAGATAGTTCTCCAGTGGTTCAACCGTCTCCAACGTTTTTGCTAGACGAGATAGTTGAAGTAAGTCCAGAATCTGTGGCTCCAGTTGAGCCAAACGTTTCAGTGCAACCTGTTGAGGACTTAACATTTAACGACGACCTTTCCTTAGTTGACGAAGTTCCGCAAGGGTTA